ATACAAGCCACATCATTAAGGAACTGCTTCATATTATCCAGATACAACTTGATTGAGTTATAATCCAATGAGCAATTAGCATACTTGAAATCTCCCACATCAAGGTTCATTACATAACCAACTGCATCCGCAGGAATAGAACTCTCTATACGCTGTCCAATAGCCACAGGCATAGGATTCATTACATTCACATAGATACTGTCACTCATCTTAGCCATAACATCTTCTAATGCGTCCATAATCGGCTTAATATCATTCAGTAAAGCCACACCGAAGTTATAATCCTCATCATTGAAATTATGATAATGGATAGGCAGACCAACACTGTTATCTGTTGATGTTAAACGCATTTCTCCCCCCTCATTGTCCCAATGTTCAACATAGGTAGGATAATATACATTCCAGAATGAAATAGCCGTATATGCGTCTGTCCAATGCTCTATAAAGGCAATATACTCACCCATATCGTCATATACAGGATAACTGCAAGCATTATCAAGCACCTTACTCTTAATCGTTCCATTGTCCACATAGATTGCTTCATATGCGTCACCAAACTTATTTACACGGTCTATAATCTCATAGTCAACAGTAGCATACTGTCCTAACTTATAGATGTCATTAAATGTATTCAGCGTATGTTCATCATTGCAGGATAAAGCAGTCGGATGTCCTAATAAAAATGTATTATGGAACTTAATAACGGTCTTAGCATAGTTAATCACTGTTTTATTAACAACTAATGTCTTGCCCTTATATTGGCTGTCCTGACGCAATAAAACCTTATGTCTGCCACTTAAATAATCTCTATTGGCAATAACATTACTTATCCTCTGTGCATGGCTGCCCTGAATGATTTCCTCTTCAAACCACTTAGGATCATTGCCATATTGTTTCTCAATATAATAATCTAATCTGTCCATTGTCTCTCCTTTCTAAAACGGATACCAGAAAGCAGATTTCATTCCTGCAATACATAACCAACAAGCACTCACAAGGTCGTCATGTGAACCCACAACGGCATTAAATGCTCCGTTATCCTCTGCAACGAATGTTTTCATCTCTTCCAGTAAATCATTGCTCTGTATGTCAATCAGCCCCTTATCGAACCACTCACGCATATCATTGACCGCAATACTCTTGGTCTTGTTGTTGGTATCAAATCCAACCTTCCAAATGGTTCTCTTGAACTCGTCATAGCACTTATATTTGTACATATTCATATATTTCTTGTCGTATCTTAATCTCTCAATACAACTGTGACCGCCTGATGCTTTCTCCACCACGAGCAATCCTTTATTGTACCATCTACCCATTGCATCAATTATATCCGCAAATTCGTATGGCTTTACCTTATTGGACTTGAACTCCGCAACCTGTACACCATCCTTATCCGATACATAGATGGTAGAACTATCTCTCTTACCACCAAGACCTTCAGCAACATCACAGCCGAGAACATAGCGTATTCCCTTTTTGGGAATCTGCCACACCTTCAGATTGCGATTAGATACATGAGGTCGTAACACTTGGGGAATCCCAACTATCTTATCAAGTGATAATGGCTTGATGTTCTGCTGCACTATTGCTTGCTGTAATCTAATAACCTTATTGTTATCAAATACAGATGAACCGCTTACAATACAACTCTCTTCAAATGTGCTTGGAAATTCTTCATGGAAAGCATCTAATGAGGACTCAGATATTTTTCCTCTTCTCCATACCGCCTGTTCAGGTGTCATACCCAACTTGGCAAGAGATTTTTCTTCCTCATCATACTCATCTTCTGTGAGCATCTTACCGTTGTGTCTCGCTTTCCACGACTTGACCGCCAACTTGTACTGAGGAATGAATAAAGATGATCCATTTATGAAATTGAAAAAGAACGGCTTGAAATCATTCTCACCGTTCCTTGCTTGCATATATGTAGTTGAAAAGAGATTAAATCCTTTTGTCGTGCTTTCTATTATTACAGTTGCACTATCTGTAACTGCTTGCATAAGTGACTGCATCTGTCCTTCCTGATTCTTCCACATGGCAAACTCAGACATATGCAATACACCGTTAATAGTATCACCACGACATAAATCTTTATTTCCTGCTGTCTGACAAGATATTCTGCTACCATTCACAAAAGACAATTCCTGTCGGTTATTTGTCAACAGTTCAGGTCTGATAATGTCTGGTATAGAGTAAAACTGTTGCTTTAACTTAGCAAATACTTTATTGGTGCTCTCCTGAGAGTGCGATATAAGCACACAGGTCGTGTTAGGATGACAGATACACCTTCTCAGCGATATACTACATACAACATAAGAAATTCCAAGTTGCCTTGATTTTGAAATGACATTCTTATGGTCTAGCGATTGTAACAATGCTTTCTGCTCATCCGTAAGTTTGTATTTGCACACTTTACCAGATTTATCTACTGCCTGTATAAAGGTTTCAATCCATTCAATCTCATGTTCATCCTGCCACAGCCAGTTTAACTTCTTGGCATTGGCTAAACTAATTTCCATTGATTGTCACCCCCTCAAGCAATCTGTCAATCTCACTCTCTGTATTCTTGTCTACACTCATCTTGTCCAGAATCTTATCCATCTCATCAACATACTTTGCACTGTTCACGTCACCGCTTAATGCCTTCTTATTCATCTCCTGATAACGCTTCATAAAGTTATAACGCTTCATATACTGTAAATAGATAATCATTGCTTTCTGAACATCATCACGAATGAGCCAGTTCTGTTCTGCAAAATCTTCTGTTTTATTCCCACCGCTTTTACTTCTAAAGTTAGCATCTGATTTACAGAGTTCATCCCAACTGATTCTTTTGTTCGGATCAGAGTAATACCAACAAAGATATGACGCAAGATAATTAGGAACAACCTCTGTTAATGCTTGCATAATTGTCTTTTCCTTAGTCATTAGTATTCACCTTCCTTTAATCCAATCCCACTTGCAATCATTTCACGTTCAGTTCTGAGTTCATAACTCATACTTTTAATCAATTCCTGCTCTCTTAATTTCAAGAGAGATAAATAATTCTTTGCTTTATCCAACTCAGCATTATCAATAGATTCTGCAACCTTGCCATATGCTTTCATATAATCCTTTGTGTCCACGAAATAAGTTAATTCTTCAAATGTTTTCATTTTATGTTCCTCACTTTCTAAAACTATTCTGCACTCCAATTGGAGTGCAATAAAAAAGGATGCCTATGCAATAGACACCCTATCAAATAATCTGTTTTCTTCTTCCGTTAATCCATCAGTGTTTCCATTTCGGGAAACGTCATCCAATAAAAAATCTTTTAATTCATTATCAAGCACCGCTAAATCAAGTGATGTTCCATCATCAAAGTCCTCGTCAAAATGTGTGAATAATAATTTCTCAATAGCCACTATATCAGTAGCATCTTCCCAAGAGTCATAAGTCGTATGAACATTTCCATATTTATCTTTCCACTTCTTATTGAGTAATTCCCGGCGACTCACTCTGCGAATAACATTTGTAACGGCTGTTGCAAGACCATCTTTATCACAGTCCTGATTGATTGTATCTTCTATCATATCAATTTCGATTGCATGATAATATGATTGAATACTATGTTCATCATCTACATGACAACTATATTTATATTCTTCATCAATACGCACGTTGAGAATATCCCACACAGGAATATCATTCAAATCATTATTCATAAAATCATCAAACTGTTCCTTAATCTCTGGCTTTCTATAAACACACATAAGTAGTTGCCTACCTGCCATTTTCCGACTGAGATTGTAAGCATCATTGAGTTCATTACAATTCTTCTCTTCAAGACCATGTACTGTATCATTCAACTCATCTGTGAATATATATCCCATACAGCCACGCTTATTCATCTTGTAATAGAACTCATAACCATCCATGTACTCGACTAAATTTTTCTTAGCCATGACCTCTAATGATTTTAAGAATATATCCTTTGTATTCTTTCTAATAATCCCCATGTACTCACGAAATAATCTCGGCTTGGAGATATGATACTCAGCACAAAATGGTGCTAACTCTTCATCTGAGCCAAACTGTTCAACATATATATCCTTGTCCATTAAATCAAGACCTGCACTGCCACAGAACCAATGAGTTAATGTCATGTCAGTACCAACATTAAATTCTTTTTCGCTTGCTATACGAAGAAGATAATCCATCATAGGTGTAATATTCTTATTATTATTACTACCACCATTATTCTGAACTGATGGCTCGACCAAATCTTTCAACTGCTTTGTAAAGATATATGACTTCTTCTCCTTGTGGGTTTTCTTATTCATAGGATGATAAAATTCAAATGATGATTCTATCTCTTTGATTTGTGCTTTCTTAGAATTTCCTGTAGTCACTTTCCAACCAATCGCTTCGCAAATCTGCGAATATGTATACTCTGTATTTAATATAATTTCCTTCATTTAATAATCTCCTTCAAGTTAATATTTCATTTTGTTTTCGTTGTTCAGCCAACGAGTAAATAATGGATTGCTTTCGTCTTTATCAAACTCCCAAACCCATTTACCTCTACTGAAATAAATATCTAATGGCTTTAATCCATTCTCAAAATAAAAACCTGCTTGTACTGGATTGATAATTTTTACTGTCTTCATTCTTTAATTCTCCTTTTTGTGTTTTGTTTGACATATTTATTAGTGAGTGCTTACGCCCTCACTTTTGTCACATTTTGATTTTCCATTTTTGTCCAGTCAGAAAGTACATATCTATTACTCTCTCTAATATGTGTGTTCTGAGTGGACGATTTTGGAAAGTTGTAGGTACGAGTGGCATACGCCTGTGTTGTTTTCTTCACTTGGTTCCCATTAAGAAATGTGTTTCAAAATGTAAGTTGAGATGTGATAAAACTGGACACGCAAGTGGACAGTTAATGAATATGTATCTTCCAAGTGAAAAATTGCAAACTTCTCTTTCTTACTTCAAGGAACGGATGCCCGACAGGGCAGACGATTATTCCTTTAAGTGATAAAGATAAATTTGATTCAATTTTGAGCCACTTATATATTCTCCAAAATTCCATCTTCATTCTTGAAAACGAATACACTTCTCTTATGATCTACATCCATCTTATCTGGCTTAATATCCACAAGCGTATAACCCATCTTCAATAAAGTTCTCGCTTTCTTTGCCGTGAAGATTATCACTGTATCTTTCTCTTTCATGAATCTTGTTCCCCTTTCTGTATGATTTATATACTTTCTCAAACTCTCTGTTGTTTAAGTCCTTTGTCATTTCATAAAAATATTCATTCATCTTTCTGTGTCCTTTCTTTTGTTATAGGGTGACTGTAATGTAGCCACCCACTTATATATTCTCTATTTAGTTTTCAATTAAGCCGTCTTTTTCAAGACAGAATACTTTGCTACATTTCTAAATGTAAAAGCCAGTGTGACCAATCCTCTCTCTAAATCTTTTATGGATTTCACACCGCACATATTGACCTGTTTCTGCTCAAAACTTCTCCAATGGTCATATTGTTTTGTTGGAAGAGATATATCTATTCCCAACTTCTCGCTGATTGTGGCGACATCTAACTTTGATTCAATCTGTTTTGTTTCGCTGTTGTATCTAATCTTCTGAGATAATCCATACTTGTCCATTAACTGATAAAATTCTTTAATGTCGTGACGCTTCTCTACCTCATATAATTCAGGTAAATCCAATACATCACAAAGAAAGAATCTGTTTCTCTCTTTGAATTTGGTCGAATAAAATCCTTTGAATGTGCTGTCGATACAAAGCAGCATCATCTTTCCTTCTTCTGTTTTTGGTAATGGGATATTGTATAAAGACCAAACAAGTAGAGCAGTTGATCCTGCATACTTATTTGTATAGCCATAATTAGATACGCTTGCTAAGATATTAGGATTGATACAACGAGGATTTACATGGTCGTCTATATCTTTCCTGCTGATATGATTGTCAAATGCCATTTCATTTCTACAAAACGCTACATCACACCATACTCTTGTGCGTGATTTATTTTCCTTGAAATAAGCATCTGGACTTGCATAGATATTATCGAAATCATAGAAGTATTCTACATTCCAGTTTGGATGTACACTCTGTACAACTGCAACTGTTGTGAGTGAATCAATATCATCACTCAATACTAAATCAAATTTTTCATTACTCTTATACCACTCAGGTACTTTACTTAAATATTCCACGTTCATTACGTTCACCATCTGGGCGAAATAATTCGCTCAGACAGTTAATCATAATGAAGATGAAATACTTGCGTTCTTTCTGCAAATTATTTCACCTTGCCTTTCTACCGTTTTTTGGTTACTTCCTTTGTTTTATAGTCGCCATGTCCTATTCATACATTTCCGACTTTTGTTTTTGTGATTTGTTCGCACAGATTTGTGCGTAAGATTATTTATGATTTTTATAGAAATCCATTACCTTAGAATATAGGTCTGGATATATTTTGATTTGTTCTTTCTCCCAACGACAGATAGTTGACTTGTTACATTCCGCATAATCGGCTACCACTTGTTGAGAGATTTCTAAACTTCTTCGCCATCTGCGAAATTCTTTTCCTGTCATTGTGTTCTCCCTTACATATTATGGTCTGATAAATCGTACCAAGCCCAGTCCATAATCTCTTCTGGAATCCATTCCGAACCGTCCAACCATGCTTGTGCAAGTTCTTCTGCATACTCATAAGCGTTCTCTTCTACAGTGTCCCAATCAATTAGAAGTTCTACATCTATCTCTTCTCCGAACATTGCAAGAACCTCTACTTCTTCTTCTGCACGTTCTCTTTCTTCACGGTATGCTTGGGTGTATGGGTTAGAATATCCATCTAGGGATTGATACCGACAACCTTCATCAGCAAGTCCCCATTCTTCTATCATATCGTCTACAGATGAATGAGCATCTATAATACTGTTGAATCTGTCTAATCCCCATCCACCGCCTGAATAAGATTGTCCACCCGCTTCACGATAAGCACCAAGAAATGATGCGGAAGTTGCAGCAGACCTAATGGACTTACCGCCAAATATTCTACTGAACAGTCCCATTACTCATCACCTGACTTCTTCTTTTTACTGGTCTGATTTGGTCTTGGTTCTTTTGGCAGTGGCTTTCCAATGCCATAAATGCAGTTGATAAAAGCGTTATATGTTTCCTCTGATAATCTTTCTTCATTCTGTTCAACCATAATGATATATCTTCTTGATACATTGCACCAATCAGCGACTTGCTGTTGTGTCTTAGAATTATAATATCTCAGGAATTTTAACTGTTCTCCACTGAGCATTTTATCCCTCACTTTCTACAAAAAATGGGACGACCTATACACATATAAGTCACCCCATAATTATTCAAATTATTCCCAATGAAACTTTACTTTCTTTTGGTTTTCTTTTTATGTGTATTTTATTTACCTGTAGGTAATACCGTCTTAGCAACAACGATTGCTGTATCATCAGTAAGAGCCATAGCGTAAAACTGAGATAAGTAAATTGTTGTCTGTCTGAGAGATGCATCCCTTGCAGTTTCAGCGAATGGATTCTCTTTTGGAATGTAAGAGATAGCGTTCTTCTTCATTACAAGGATAAATCCCTCTGTATTTGTTGTATCATAGAGACGATCAGATAATACAACTGGAATATCAAGGAAATAACCGATAATTCCGTTTACTGCAATACCGTTACCATCCTTTGTCATTGTTCTCTCACGAGAAGTGAACATATCCATCTTGTAGAAAGATGGTGCAAAGAGAGATGAGATAACGATAGCATCAAAATCTGCACTGTCTCTGTCGTCACCGTAAAGACCGAGAATTGCAATCATCTCGTCCTGTGTTACAGTGTTCTTAGCACCTAACTTATATTTCAGTGGGGACTTTAATGCCTCTGCAATAGCATCAGTATCATATTTTCTACCCACTGCGATTGCCTGCTGCTCTGCTGCTTCATTGATAGCATTACCAAGTTCCACCTCAGAATCATAATCTGCAACTTTTACGGCTGGTGCCTGGATTGCTTTGATTGTAGCAGTTGTAGATGTCTGCTTCATCTGTGTTACATCCATAGGAGTATTGATGTCCCAATCCTTAGCATCTCCGATATACCCCCACTTAGGCATAGTTAATGTCTCACCGACTTTGCCGTGGAGTTCTCCTAAGTTTACAAGGAACTGTGCTACCTTGCATTTGCCTGTAATCTTTTCCCTGCAAAGAGTGGAATACACGTCTGGCACTATAATATTTGTATTGATTGTACTCATAAATTTTCACCATTTTAACCTTTCATATTTTCTTTAATTTCCGATACATCTGACTTAATCTCTTCAAGGTCAGATTTGTATGTATTCAATACCGTCACAAACTCAGCGTTTGTCTTTGATAATCTTTCATTAGTTTCCTGTGCATTAGCCAGAACAGTGTAAAGTTTTTCCTCACGCTTCTCTGACTGTGCTGTGAACTTCTCAAATGCTTTATAGATAAACCATCCTAAAGCAAGTACACAGACAATAGGAAAACCAACAGAAGTAATCAATGTTTGAATTGTATTTACGTCCATTAGACCACCTTTCTCATTGAATAAGTGGTCATCACCACCTATTTATTCAATGCTTGATAAAGTGAAGGATTCTCTGCATAAAGTTTTGCCCTCTCTGCATATCCCATCTTCTTAAAATCTTCCCTTGTGATTCCTTTACTGGTCTGGTGATTTGATGGTTTGTTTGATCCGTTGAGAAAGTAGTTACCGAACAATGCACCTACCTCTTCTATGGTCTTATCCATGTCCTCACCGACATTTAAGAACTGTGCTAATCCTTCTGGAAGTTCTTTCTCTTTTAATTTGCTTGCAAGCGTCATTGACTTTTCCTTATTAGCAAGTTCTTTCTCTTTACTTTCGAGAGCAGAGATTCTTTCCTCTAATGCTTTCTCTGCATCAGATTTTTCTACTGGCTTTAATCTTGCAATCTCATCATTGGCAGTTTTAAGTTTCGCACTATAATCTGTACGCACCTTATCTGTTTCTGACTGAACATATTTAGATACAAGAGCCATCTGCTCATCTGTTAAATTCAATTCTTTAATATCCATCTTTTAATCCTTTCCTGTTGCAGTCGGTACGCCCTAAATTAAATTTAGTTCGTGGGGCTGCCCCATAAAAACTTTTGATATATTTTAACGTGCCGTTTTTTCGACCGTTATAAACTGGAGGAGGAAGGGACGATAGAACACCGTCCCATAAATAAATGATTACTATGTTAGATACTAGAAATTTTGTTGCATAAAAAATTTAGAAAATCGTTGACATTGACTTTCTATCCTGCTATAATAGCATTTGTAAAAGTTTCTTATGCTTTTCCATAGGAAAGAAATTTAATGACAAGAACACCAATGTATTCATAGGATTGTTGGTGTGTTTTTTATGCCCAAAACGCAATTTTTTCCCTCCATATTACACCCATTGTAATGACCTCGGAATGCCTTATTTTACAAGGAGGAACGAAATTTAATTCGGCAATAATCGTGCAGTTTTTTTGCAAAATAAAAGGAAGTGGTTTTTATGCCACTTCCGATTTTTTATGCTTTATTCCGTATATCTCAATGTCTCCTGCTGCATCTTCTACAAGTGTTGGTGTTGTATCATCTGTCTTAACCAGTTTCTTCAATGTAGATGATTTCAGTTCCAATAATCCCTGTAAGATATAGTCCTCATATTTCTCTGCATCCTTGCTTGTAAGCAATGTGTAGAGTGTTGCTTGATTCATCTTTATCTCTGCCAAATCTTCCAAGAAGTTTTCAATGGTCTGCTTTCTCATGCGGTTGTATTCGCTTTTACCCAACTGAGTTTTCTCAACTCCTAATTTCTTATCGTCTTTGGCTCTTTGTTCGCAGAGTTCCAAGACCGCCTTAATCTTATCTTTGTCAACATCTCTTGATTTAATATCTGGCTTTCTCAGGATTTTATGCAGTGCCTTTTCTGTACCCTCAACTGTCATTGTCTTGTATGCAATCTCATCACCAATCATATCAAGTGTTGTATTATAGAAGATATATGTCTTTTTGCTGTCGTAATTTCCTTTCTTACCAAGTTCCTTAAAGAACATTGGATAACCGATTTTGCCATCTTCTTTGCTTTTGTATCGTTCTCTGATTTCTTTCAACTCATTTTTGTTATCTACAATCAGTGTTTTCTTTGCCTTATCAATTTCAAGACCTGACATTATAGATAACTGACATACATCCTTATACAATCTATCAATATAACTTTGATTCGGTTCTTCTTTATTCATCTCGTGCCACAATTTTGAGTTCAAGACCTGTGAAAGATTAACAATCTGACCTATAAGATTTTCACTGCTTTCATAATCCAACTTTGCAAGATTCTTTGCCGTGTATTCCTCTTCCTTCGGATCAGGTTCAATATCTGTTGTCGGAACTAAGAACTTGTCATAATTCTTAACGGCTGCATCAATCATTATGTCGTTGTCAACAATCATCATCTGGTCACTGTCGAAGTCCATTGAATTTGCTCTCTGTAAAACATTCTCACCTACTGAATTGATTACCATAATGTTGTCTGTCATATTGATGTAGGTTGTAACCAAATGGTTCTCAGTGTTATGTGGGAGATAAATATTTCCCATTGTGATATGTGGACTTCTGCAAGCAAGTAACTGTTTCTGTGGGAACGCTGTTGATATGATGTTTCCTTTACCAACTATTGTTGTCTCTGGCTCGTACTTTCCGATTGACTCCTGAAGCATTTCGATTGGATTTCCTAAGACCGTTGAGTAGTTACCATTAACGAGAATCCTTCCGCACTTAATATCTGCTCTGATGCTCTCAATTACATTCTTCGCAAGATGTTTGTAAAGTTTTGTGTCCTTGAAGGACATATTCAGTTTCATCATTCTGTAAATTACATCTGCTTTTACATTCATCATTAAGTCGCTGTCCTCATCATCTGAGGTTGCTTCGCAATAGTGATACATTGCAAGTGGATCTTTCCTGAGCAGTTCGATATAATCTAATGTCTGTTGTAATAATTCTGTGATTTTATTCTTTGTAATCTGTAAGGTGTTTAAAATCTGATAGTGTGTTCTTACTAACTTACCGCCAAAGTATTTGGTCGGCTTTTCATATTTTACTATTCCAAATGGGATATTTTTCTTAGAAATTTGTTTCAACCAATCATAGAACCAACTCTCGGTATCTCCGAATTTACAATATTTAATACTGCTTCGAGTAGTAATAAATTTGATGTCCTCGATTCTCTTTGCTGTTGTAATTCCGTTTAACTGGGAAACATCTGTGATGTGGTTATCTTTGAACCACTGCTGAATATTGCTGTTAAAGCAACAAGATTTGAAGAATTTGTGACGAAGAAGTAACATTCCTTTGTCTTGGTAGTCACCAATCAGAGATTTATCAATCAGTGATTGTCCATCCCATATTTTGTTTTCAATCGTCATTTCTTTTTCTTCTGTGAAGAGTTTCTTGTCTTTAAGTCCCACATACATTACCTTATCTTTGAATACTGATTTTACATCCTTGATAAGAAGTATGTTTTCCGGGCGAATATCTAAGTTTGCTGTTTTATGTGATAACAACAATGCTCTGTACGCTTCAAATGATGCAAGATTGATTCTTCTCTTCTTAGGATTGATACCGCAATCCGTAAACAGGTTCATTGTGTGAACCAGTTCCTTGTTGATGAAGAAACATTTACCTTGTCTTGAAGCATTTCCTGACCGACACCATCTTACATATTCAATATCGTCAATCTTGAAAGAGAAATCTTCCTTATCATATATCATATATCTGATGGTTTCTTTTGTCTTTCCGTCTACCCTGTATTTCTTGACCTTGCCCTTATCATCCTTATCATCTTCGAGAGTGCTTCTAAATGAAGAATATTTGAATGTTAAGTATACTACTTGGTCTGTTGCTAACTTTCTTCTGACATTGAAAAATGCTGTCTTTGTCATTCGTCTGTCTGCTATCACTCGACCTAATTCATCCAGTGCCATACTGCTATCTAATTTCATTTTGAATAACTGGGGATTTCTCAGATGAAGAATTTCATCTTTTGATTCATCATAGTAATCGTAATAGGAAGATAATCCAGAAGGTACGATTTCTTTTGCAACCTTAATCTCTTTGCCCTTTTTGTTCTTTGTTGATTCTACTTCTACTCTAAATAAGTCGGTAGCATCAATGCTCATAATCTTCAAGCCATTATCTAATATCATTTATTTCCTCGCTTTCTGTGTATTTGGCTATCAGATTTATCCATTACATAATATATATCGACACAAGTTATAAAAAACTTAACCCTTTTTTGTAAACTTTTTACAAAACTTATGTTCTCTACATAGATATTATATCATATTCTATGAAAATATCAAGTAAGAGATAAATCTTTTTTAGCCAATGAAAATTGCAAAGTTTAATTCTACCATCCATTTATACAGTGGAATTCTCTTCTGCACAAGTGGAGTTTAATCTTTCATATCATAAATGGTATGCTCAT